TGATATGGCTTTAGTCGTCACTACCCTCGTACTCATCCGGACGCAGTTCCACCATCGTGATCTCCGTCTCGTCCGCCTGCAGATTCTGAACCTCTCCGGTCGGGAGAAAGTAAATCTCCTTGGCGCTATGCTCCGTCCGCAGCCCGAATGGGGCCTCTGTCAGGGCCACCGTTCCCGTCAGTTTCATTTTTCGGTCGGCGAACTGACTGTAGAGGGTGCCAATCAGCAGCTGCTCGGCGCTTGCCGTTCGTCCCGCGCGGGTCATCTCCTTCAGGGGCAGGCCCGTCTCGGCCGACATATAGACAGCCCGCGCCGCAGCGTTCTCCGTCTCCAAAGTGCCGCAGATGGTGTTGAGCTCCAAGTCCTCCTTGGCCCACGCGTTCAGTTCCCCGCTGTAGGTCACGTCGTCCGTATCCACCTCCGACATCTTCGCGTCGTTGTTCACCAGCGTCACCACCGGAGCCTTCACCAGGTGCCACCAGAACAGTTCACTCTCAATTCCGTTCTTCCCCCATACGTCCGAGTATCCAATGGAACCGTCGCTCAACCGTGATTCCTCACAGTGATCCAGAAGCACCCCACTGAAGAGCTCCACTTCCAGGTATCCCGGCTGTGGCGGATAGGGAATAATGGTTCCCGCAGCCTCCGACTCAATATGTTCGATGCCGTCATTCATGCGGGTGCCGTAGTGGATATTCGTCATCCATCCGTTCACAGCCGCCTTGGTTACGTCTGACTGATCGCGCCAGCAGAAGACCATCGACTCATCCTCGTCCGCACCCTCTACCCATTGGCACAGGAAGTCCTTCAGATTCTCCACGTGCATCAGCACGTTGCCGTCCTTATCCTTCAGCTGGATACGGCCGCGCATCCGCACCATGTTAATCTGTTCCTCGGCCACGTCGCTCACCTCCTTACAATTGTCATCTCCGCTTCCGAAGAGGTTGTAGCGAGTGTCCAACCGCATCTCTATCTTCACGCGTAGCAGGTACTTCTCCGGCTGCATCAGTTGTTGCATATAGCTCTGATAGCTACGATAGACCAGCTGCCCCGGATAATAGGTCTGCGTGATAACCGTCTCAGTCCTTCCGTTATCGTCACGTCCGCCGTCTCGATCCGCCGTGATGGAGGTTGTCCTATACGGGCTCACCTTCACGCCGTATCCGGTCCACGACGGCTTATCCTTCGTTCCGCCCACGTCCGCACGCCAGTAGATGGCCACGCAGTCCGTTTCCTCACCGCCGTACAGTGGATCTACGTGACACCACCGCGGCTGCGAGGTGAAGGCGTTGCCGTCACCCACCTGCGCCAGCCCCGGCTTCGTATTGAAGTCCCATGTCGTGGTCGTGTACAGCGTAAACTGCACCTTCCCGGTCCGGTTCAGGTCTTCATAATAGCTCCACTTCCGCCCCTCGTCAGAGTCAGCCGTCTCCGAACTTCCGGACGTCACCGTGCCGGGGTAGTCCATGTCGCCCGTCAGCACCTCCTCCGAGGCGTAGGTCGATAGCTCTATCTCCACGTTGTTTACCACCTTGTCGACGCCCAGCGTCTGGTCGTCGCTCATCCACTTCACCTTAGCCGAGGGCAAGTCGTTGTATGCGCTCTCCAGGTCGTAGACGTAGACCACGCCCGCATATTGCACCACCCTGAGCCCCAGCGGCTGCAGCACACCCTCCAGCACCTCCTTCAACGTCGAGGCTTCACCCTCTTCGTCGTAGAAGTTGTCGGCGCGCACCGTCAACTGAGACAGCCCCGTCTCGCCATCCGGCTTGACGCTCGTAGCACACATCTCCTTGAGGTCGGTATATAGGAACCCCGCAGCCTTGATGATGCGCTCCGTCAGCGTCCAACAATTCTCCAGCCCCGAGCCGTCATACTTCAGGCGGTCCAGGATGCCGAGGTCAGAGAAGGTCAACGTCACCTCGTAGTTCTCCGTCGTCGAGTAGGGCTCCTCATAGAACTCCGTGTCCAGCGTGCCGCTCCAATAGAGTCGGCCCAACCGATATACGTCCATGCGCACCGACCCCACCTGCACGGTGTAGAGATCCAGGTAAGTTCGGTCGCCGGGGCTCAGCAAGGTCAGTGTGGCGGTCGAACCGCACATCACCTCCTCCTTGCTCGTCTCGCCCCATTCTATCACCAGAGGCTCTTCCGCGGGGAAGCTTAGGTCTTGTACCTCTGCCGCCTCGCCGTCAGTCTCCTTCAGAATCTCTATGGTATAGATGACTCCCTCTTGGCTCGCTATCTGGCCTCTGTATATCGTTTGCATCATGTCTATCTAAATTAAACCTATAACTATCTCCGCGCCTGCACCCGTCGTTCTCGGTTCAGTACACCCACCAGTTTACGTCCTCTGATGCCGAACTCCACGCGTCCGCTCATGCCGCCTCCGTCCGTACCGATTATGTCACGCAGCTTCGAAAGCGGAGCCACCACTTCTGGGTTGTTGGCCGCACCGGCGTACTCGCCGAAGATACCCAGCGTCGGCCCGTAGGCGATACCGCCGTTTGCGAACTTCGGCAGGGCCAGCATGATGGCCGTCATCGTGGCAATCAAGCCGCCTGCGATGGCGATGCCTACAAAGGGAATCGAGGCATGTGCCGCCATGGTTTTCGAGGCTGCTAGAGCGACGTTGGCTGTTGTGTCTACGGCTGCAGCCTCTGCTTCACCCTCCATGAGCCCGGTATTCACGCCTGCGCTCACCGCTGCTGTTCCACTAGCTGTTGCCTGTTCCCCTTGTGCCACAGCATTCGCAGCCGTGGCGGTAGTATTCGCCGCCTGCGCCGAGGTCTGTCCCTCCGTCGCTCCGGTCAGCAGTCTCACCATCTGTACGATACCGCTGATTCCATCGAAGACGCTGATGGCGCCGTCCACGACGCCCGTCAGTTTATCCCATGCGTTGCCGTCACCCTTGATAGCATCCGTGATTCCTTCGACGCCACTGCCGACGCTCTTAATCGAGCCCCATGCCCCCTTGAAGGTCACCTGGCTCTTCTTCAGCTGCTTCTCATAACCCTTCCACGCCGAGATATTCTTCTGGACCTGCGCCCTGGTGCTGTCGTCCATGCTGCTGCCCATACTGGAGAGCAGCTCTTCCAACTGCCGGATTTTGCTCTGCACCTCCGACAGGCCGATAAGTTCCAACTTTATCTTCAGGCTTTTGCCGTCGAGTCCGCTCAGGTCGTCCAGCTGCGTCTGCTGCGAAGGCAGGTCGGCCAACTGCTGCAGCGCCTTTCTCTTTGTCTCAATGGCTGTCTTCTGTCGGGCGTAGGCCATCAGCTCTGCGCTCGACGCCGTTTGCATCTTCTCGTCGTAGTAGCTCTCTGCGTCACTCAGTTTCTCCAGTGTGTCGAGAGTCTCCAGCGCTCCGGGCACCGCCTTCTCTTCGGCCTTTTTAGCCGCGATTCCGGTCTGTTCGTACTGCGTTTTAAGGTCATTCAAACGAGCTATCTCTTGATTGATCTCCGCCAGGGCTTCACCCGTTGCCGTCTTTCGTCTAGCCTGGTACACCTGCAGGGCTTGTTCCACCTGCTCTATCGTGTCCGTCGAGGCCGGCATCACCAACGCCTTTTCGGTATCTTTGGCTGCTTTCTTGCCTGCGTCACTTGTTTTGCCATACTGTACCTCCATTTGATGCTGCCTGGCTAGCATCTTCGACAGTTTGGCATTCTCTTTCTGACCCTCTGCGTCGTTCACACCCATCAAGCTCTCAACCGTCTTCTGCTGCGTCTTGATAGCTTCTCCGAGTTCGGTGTAACTCATCGTCTCCCAGCCTAGGGTTGCATCGGTGCTGCCCGCGTCCGCCGCCATTTGCTCTTGTGCTGCTTTAGCTTTACCCGAGCAGATGTCCAACTGATTGTTCAGCGACTTCAGGTCAGCACTGAGTTGTGCATTTTCCTGTTTTAGCTTAGTAAAGTCTTCGGTATCCACCTGGACCTCGATTCGTCTGAACACCTTTTGCCCTGCCGAGTTCCATACCTGTGACCACTGCTTTTCTGTCTTTTGTGCCGTTCCGTTTTTGCGCATTTCTTCGGCGCGCTGATACCCCTGTTCCAGTTCGATTTCCTTCTGAGCTATCTGCGTGGCCAAGGTTCTGGCCTGCGCTTCGTAGCCCAACTGCATGCAGTAGGTCTTACTCTTGCTTGTCAACGTGTTATACCATTCTGCTGCCGTCCGGTGCACACCGAAGGCCGTGCCGTAGGTGCGGTTCAGTTCCTCTACTTTCGTCTTTGCATTGCCGTGAGCGTCAATCAGACTCTTTAGTGCCGAGATTTCCTGATCGAGTTTTCCCCTAGCCTCCGCCGCAGCGCTTGTGAAGGCGTCGTTTGATTCCTTCAGGACATCAACCTTCTCGGCCGTTTCTTCCGCTTCATCTCCCATGGAGGTGAAGAGACTCACCAGCCCCGCAATGACCGCAAAAATTCCCGCCGTCAGAACCGTATATAGTCCCACGGTAGCTATCGTCAGGGCTCGCGTGCTCACCGTTGCCGTTCCCGTTGCTCCGGCCAGCATCAGGTGTGCCACTCGCGTCACTTTGGTGTTCGCCGTGAGCACGCGCATGGCTATTGTATTCTTATTCAGACCCTGTGTGAATGTGACTAGTTGGTTACGGACGGATACGAAGCTGGAACCTAACTGGATCAGTCCGCTAGTGGTAGTCCCGAACTTCGACAGGAGGGTGAGAGTCCCCATCAAAGGCTGTACCATCCCGCCGAGCGCCTCTTTGACGTCGCCCAGCTTATTCTCCAGTTGTTTCATCTTGCCGGCGTCAGTCTCCGCCAGGGCCTTGTTTACGCCGCCCACTGACTCTTCGATGACCTCCATCAGCACAGCTGCGCGCTCCGCTTCGGTACCGGTCTTTAAGATTTCCTCCTGCACCTCGGTGAATGAGTAGCCATAACGACTCAGTGCGGCAGTTTGACCCTGCATAACCTTGCCGAGCATCGTGGCTATCTGAGCCGCGCTCTCGCCACTGGCCTCCATGCCATACTGCTGAGCAATCATGTCGTTCATGACCGGAATCAACTGCTCCAAGCTCTGTCGCTCCTCCAGATAAGTAGCCAACTCTTGAGCGCCGGCCAATTGGACTTCGTCGCCGACGACACCCCGTTCCTGCTGCGCTGCGCATAGTTGTTTGATCACGTCGACATCTTCAGCTGTAGCGGCCATCGTGTTGCGCATGACCTGAGCCAACTTCGTCTCCGCTGTCACCTGTGTCCTATAGGCTGCCGTTAAGTCGTTGAAGGAATCCAGCATCTTGTTCAACGACTGAGTCAACAGGTCTGCCGCTTGCGCCGCTTGTGACCAGTTGACCACTCCTTCGTTCAACTCCTTTACCTCGTTGGTTGCCAGACGTGCAGCCTCCTTGAGGGAGTCAATATCGACCGCCACGTTCTTAAAACCACCGTCATCCGATACTTTTATGTGGAAATTGACAAAATTCGATGCCATCTTATTGTTTTTTGTTATAACTTAGCGGCGTGATTCTCAGATGAACCCTTACGCCTATGTTTGTTGCTCTTAAAAGATTATTCGCCCTAATTCTACTTCCGCATCCGTTGCCGGGCCAGAATATCTTCGTCCTCGTGCTGGCGTATATAATTACCTATGCAATTATGGCGAAGATTCTATGGTCGTGCTACAATATGATGGCGAAGGTTATCATCAAGGTGTTCGACCTTAATCCGGCTGCAGTTTATGGCGTCTCCCTTGGTTTCATACTCTTTATGGTGGTCGGAATCATTTTAGCCTAGCCTCACTTTAGCCCGGCCCGCTTAATCGCCTGCCTATACCTTTCCATTTCCTCCTCACGCGTTAACTTCTCCGGCGCTGCCGTCGTCTCCTCCGAGGAGGTCTCCTCCGCATCCCACGGGAAGGCCATCACGTCCTGTGGACGCAGCGCCTTCTTCGAATAGGGCTGCAGCATCGACACACACATCATGCGTGCCTGCTCCCAGCTCGTGCGCTCCGCGTGCAGCACTCTCTCCTGCCACGCGTCCCACACCGCCTTAAATTCCGACGGGGTGCATCGTTCAAAGTCCTGTAGACTCATCCCCACACACCCCGTCGCCAGACCCATTAGTCGCTCGATGTCACCGGACTCGTCACCTCGTCCGTCGTTTTTTTTTCGTCTGTTCCCGCTGATAACTCTTCCACCAGCTTCGCCACGTCCTGCGGCTCCAGTCTGTCCGCCAGCTCCTGCGCTGAGTACTCAAACACCACGTTGTCGACCACACAGGCGCTCAGGATACAGCACCAGATCAGGACCAGATTCTCCGTCAGGTCCGACGCGTCCATGCGGCTCACGTCGTGGCCTGTCTCTCTCTTGAAGCGCATCAAGGCGCCCATCGTCATGCGGAAGGGATACTCCTTTCCGGCTATCTTCACTTTACCCATTACTCAACTCTCTGTTTAAGCCGTTGCGGTTTCCGTCAAGCCGTCGCCCACTTTCGTCACGGCGCCCACGTTCTCCAGCTTGACGCTGTACTTCGAGTCGTCGCCCGCCTGAGCGTCCAGGTCGATGCTCGTGATGAGATAAGAACCCTTGTAGCCGCCCGCTGTCTTGCCCGATCGTGTGCTGCCTTCGCGCACAGAGTACTGAGCCGTCACTGCGGTGCCATTCAGCATAGCCTCCTTCAGTTGGTCGTAGGTCGGCATGTCGTCGTCCCCGTTGACCAGGTTACAGCCGTCGGCTGAAATCTCCTCCGAGAACTTCTTCACGTACTTCTCGCCCCACTTGCCCGACGAAGCCTCCTTCGTCACGCGCTCGCCGGTCTCTGCCGTCGTCGTGATTTTACAACCTGTCGAGAAGGCCAGGGCCACGCCGCCGATGCTCAAGATCAGGTCCGTGCCGTCCAGCACGTTGTATGTCTTTTCTGCCATTGTTGTAATGTCGTTTTAATGTTATTGTAATGTCGTTCTATGACCGTTTTAACATCCGCCAGAGCAGTGCTGCGAGCGCCCCGAGCAGGGCCACTGCAAGGACATCTGCCCACCGGAATGATGATTTCTCCCTCCGCCCCTCGGGGGGCCTGAGTTCGCGGCTGGAGGTGCTGTCACTTTTCGCTATCATCTGCGTCAGCGCCTCGACGGTCTCGGCCGTACGGTCCACATGTTCTACCGTCTCTGCCGTCACCACGATGGTGCCCGTCGTGTCGCGTCCCACGCGCAGCTCAGTCTGATTGCCGCGCGCCCGGTAGATTGCCCCTTGAGGCAGGAGGTCAAGGCTGCCCTCGGCAATCCGCAGGACCACCGTGTCCGCCTGTGTCACCCTCTGCTCCGTGCGCACCGTCGTGCGCTGCACCATGCTGTCGCGTACCGTCTGCTGTGCCTCCGCCGTCGACCGCAGTGCACCCTGTTTCCCGCGAACACTCGCGCATCCGCTCCAGGACAACACAACCGTCACTGTGAGGACAGCTATTAGCAGCATCCACAGCCTTTTGCAGCTTTGCCACGGCTCGCTTGAGCGAAGCCAGTTCTTTCCTTGTTGCATTGAGTTCGTCTCTTAACGGTGAAACAATATTATCCATCAAGATTTTGGTCGCCTCGTTCACATTGTCGATGCGCACCCGCTCGGCCTCTGCCCGGGCCTTCTCTGCTCCCGCGCGGGCCTCGTCTGCCTCCGCCTTGGCCTTCGTCACCGTCGACCGCAGCGTCAGCACCCCGATGATACCCGTCAGGCATCCGCCGCCCAGCAGCACGTTCAGCAATGTTCCCCAGTCCATCGTCTCTCAGTCTCTCTATTTTTAAGTGTTAAGCCCTATCTCCTGCAGCCACCCGGCCACATCAAAACTCGGGCACTCCTTCTTTACCCCCGGCAGGTCCCGGTGTCCCAGGATCTTCACCTCCGGATGTTGACGGTGGAACTTGCGGACGTACGTCGCCAAGGCCGCCTTCTGCGCCTCCGTTCGCGTGTCCTCCGCCCGTTTCCCGTCCCGACTCAGCCCGCCGGCGTAGACGATGTGGCGGCTCACCGAGTTGTATCCGGCTGCCCCGTTCGTCACCTCCCAAGGGTCCACCCACGCGTCCTCGTTGTTATCCACCAGGCGCTCCACTCCGCCGTCAAGGTGAATCAGGTCTGTATATCCCACCTGCTTCCAACCTCGCCCCGCCGGAGGTGCTGCCGTGTGCCAGCGTCGAATCTCCGCCGCCGTCACCTCGCGCCCTGCCGGCGTGGCCGTACAGTGAATCACCAGGTACTTCAGTTTCTGAGCCGCCATCACCTTCTACATATCACGTTTAGGCCTTGTAGCCGCTCATCATCACAGCACCCGCGTCCTCCTTCTTCGGCATGGCGATGAAGTAGTGGCGGAAGTTGATCTTGTTGCGCTGATACTCCGGATCGGTCGACGCCTCGCTGTAGTACATCTTCGTCGAGCCGGTAGCCTTGAAGATGCGCGGCACATAGAAGGCAAATGAGCAATTAAACTCACCCGTCTCGGCTGCCACACCGAGGTCCTTCTTCTTACCCTCGGTCGTGTAGACCGGAGTGTCCACATACGTGTAGACCTCGAAGCCGTACACCGAGCCTACCTTGCCCGTCGTGCGGTCCACGTTGTACTGCTCGCGGAAGTTCTGATCCGTCAGCAAGAGGTCGTTCACGTGGTCCGGACAGAGCACCAGTCGGCGCTGCTCGGCCGGCACCTTCAACTTATCCAACGCACGCTTCAACTCCACGATGTCGCTCATCGTGAGGCGCAGGCGTCCCGTCTCGTCAGCCGCACCCGTCGTCTGCAACACCGGCGTCTTCGCCGTGTTCTCCTTGGCGCAAAGGGCGTGAGCCGCCTTCTTGAACTTCGCGTCGTTCAGGGCGTTGGCGTGACTCTCCTTGACGCGCTGCATCTTGTCGTAGCTCAGAGCGTACAGCTCGTCGTCCGTCACCGGCGTCACCTTCGTCTGGAACTTATCCAGGCTGATGGCGATGTCCTTGTCCTCCAATGCCTGGAGCGGGATGGGGTAGGTCGTGTTGTTCACCAGGACCTCCGGATCCACGCCCACGTCCACCAGGTGAATCACGTCGTTATTCACAATCGAGCTCTGATCCGACACACCGTCCAACCACGAGCCCTCCAGACCGCTGCGAAGGCTCTTCACCAGTTCGCCCGTCCAAACCTCAGTTAATACTGCTGCCATTTTCTCAAATATTTAGTGTGAAACATAATCTCTCTCCGTTCAGTCCTGCGGCATCTCCACGCCGTACTCCGCCTTGTACAGGCGTGCGTACTCCTTCGGCTGTTCCTGACGCAGCTGCAACAGTTTCTCGGCCGGCACCTCATGCAGGCTCTTGTAGGCACACGGCTGCGCCGGTGCTGTCGCCTCGTGATTGAGCTGTGCCGTGAGGCTCGGTCTCTGAGCCGGGATAGCCTCGAGGGCCTCGGTCAAGTGCTGGCTGCCCAACTGTTTGCCCAGCTGCACGAATCGCTCGCGGCTCGTGGCCAAAATCTTGCCCACACTGATGGCGCCGTCCACCAACGTCTCCACGCGCTGAGCCTCCAGCGTCTCCTTCTCCTTACGCAGGGCTGCCACTTCGGCCTCGGCCTGCTTCATCGTCTCCAGGCGGTCCATCACCGCCTGCTCGTCTGCCGTCTCCGGCAAGCCCAATTCCAGGGCCAACTTCTTCAGTTCCATGTCTGTGTTGTTATTAGTTGTTTGTTGCAGCCGCGGCAGGGGGTTCTCGCCACCTTGTCCCAGCGTGATTGTCTTACCCGCGTGCGTCAGCACCATAGCCTCGTCGTTCGCGCCGATGTCCACGATGGACACCTCGAACAGGCGGCTCCGTGTGATGGTGGCGTAGGTCTGTCCCTCGACCACCTGCTCCGGAGCGTCGCTCGTCTCCAAGACGTCCAGCCCGACGCTGACCATCTTCAGCGACCCCTTCTCCCACTGAGCCTTGCAGCGCTGCGACAGTTCGCTCGCCTCGTCGAAGTCCGGCTCACCCGTCAGGCGGTCGCCCTCGACCTTCAGGTCCTTCATCGTGCCGATGACCTCACCCCGTCGGT